GCTCAAAGGCTACGTCTCGGACTCTTCGTCCGGGCTGGCGCGGAGTCTTGGCGCGCTTCAGGTGGCGGTCAAGGATCTCGGGGCGCTGAGGCCGGAGCTTTCGGAATTGCAGGCGAAGCTTAGCGACGGATCGCTTAAGGGTAGTGACGGCCGTGACGGTGATCGTGGATTGCCTGGCGAGAAAGGGGAATCCGGGGATCGTGGCGAGCCTGGAAAGGATGCGCAGCAGCCAACTGTCGAGGAAGTGCGCGGCCATGTTTCAGCCCTTCTTCTTGGATTCCCGGAAATCGTTGCTGATGAAGTTAAGTCGTGGCTAGCCGATCACCCGCCAGAAAGAGGCACCGACGGACGGGACGGAAAAGACGGCACGTCCGTAACGGTAGAACAAATCAAGGCGATCGTGGAGGCGCATTCGGCGCAATGGCAGCTTGATTTTGAGCGCCGCGCGCAGGAAGCCATGCAGCGCGCAATCGAAAAGATTCCAATCCCTCGTGATGGCCAGCATGGCCGTGATGGTCGTGATGGTAAGGACGGGAAAAACGGCATGGACGGAGTCAGTGGAAAGGACGGAGAAGACGGGCTTTCTGTCGAATCGCTCGACCGGACTTATGACAAAGAAGCCCATGAAATCGTTGAGCGATGGGTCGCAGCTGGAAAGAAGAAAGAACTGCGCTACCCGGCCGGCGGCATCCGCCACGGCGGCTACTGGCGCGAAGGTGTCGACGCGAAGGCCGCAGAGACCTGGACCCATGCCGGCATCGCTTGGATTGCAAAGCAGAACACGACCGAGAAGCCTTCGCGCGATTCGGCGGCGTGGGAAATCTTCGCCAACAAGGGCCGCGACGGCGACAACGGAAAGAACGGCCGCGACCTTGGCCCGCCTGCGCCTGTGAAGATCGAGGGCTGATTCATGGAACTCGTTTCCAAGGCCGAAGCCCGCGCACAACTGCGGCTCGATGAAGTCGACTCTGCCGGCGGCCCGGATGACATGTGGCTGACGATCTGGATTCCGGCGGTGTCGGAGGCGGTCGCGAGCTGGTTGAAGGATTCGTGGCGGCTCTACACGCCGCTGGTCGATTCCTCCGGCGACGTGATCGAGGATTCCAGCGGTGACCCGGTGCCGAGTGAGGATGTTCGGCCGCAGGTGAAGGGCGCGGTGCTGATCGAGCTTGCTAGCCAATACCGCTATCGCGAGGGCGAAGGCACCGACAACGTTGTCCCGTCGCACGAAGGTCACGGCTACACGCTCAGCAAGGCGGCCACGGCGATCCTATCGTCGCTGCGTAAAAGCACGGTCGCTTAAATGACTCTCGCCGCCGGCCGCCTACGTCACCGCATCGTGCTCCAGTCGCCGAGCTACACGCAGAACCCGACGACCGGCGAGAACGTGCTGACGTGGATCACGCAGGCCGAGGTGTGGGCTGCAATCGAGCCGTTGTCCGCGCGCGAGTTCATCGCAGCGCAGGCCACGCAATCGGAGGTGTCGGCGCGCATCGTCATCCGCTACCGGCCTGACGTGAACGCGACATGGCGGATTCTGCATCGCGGTCGAGTGTTCAACATTCACGGAGTCTTGGCAGACCAGGTAAGCGGCCTGGAGTACGCGACTCTGCCCGTCTCAGCCGGGACTAATGACGGCGAGTGATGGAGGCGTTCGTTCTGGCAAGCGGCCCGTCGCTGACGGCCGAAGATGTCGAGCTGGTGCGGCGCTGGCGAACCGGCGGCCGACAAGTCTACGTCGTCAACAACACGTGGGAGCTGGCGCCTTGGGCTGACGTGCTTTTCGCCGGCGATGCCGGGTGGCTGGAGCGGTACGGAGATTCGGTCACGTTCGAATGCACGAAGGTCACGGCAGCGAAACAGCCGCCGGCCGGGTGGGATCCAGTGCCGGGTGGGTTCAACTGGCTGACGAACAGCGGCGCTGGCGCTATCTGCCTTGCGATCCGGAACGGCGCCACGGCGGTCTACCTGCTGGGGTTTGACTGCAGGAAGAAAGGCGGCAAGGCGCACTGGCACCCAGCGCACGGCGGCAAGCTGAAAAACGGCCGCTTTCTGAAGGACGCGCCGAACATTGCCGACTGGCCAACCATCTTCGCGCAGACGGCGAACTTCGCCCGGGCGAATGGTGTGCCGGTCACGAATTGCTCCCGAGTCACGGTGCTGTCCTGCTTCCCGCGCGCCAGCCTGGAATCCGTGCTCGGGGTTGCTGAACTGGAAACCATCGGAGGCAACATGGAAAAGGTCACTGTTCGCGTCATCCGCAATCGCTTCCGCGGTCGCGATGTCGGAGCCGAGTTTGTCGTGATGCCTGGCGAGGCGGACATCCTTGTCGCCACGCGCCGCGTCGAGCGTGTTGCGCCGCCGGATCCAAAGCCTGCTGCGCCGCGACGCCGTCGCCCGGCGCAGGAAGCGCAGACGGATCCGCAGCCGGAACCGCAGGCCGAAGTGGAGACGTGAAAACCTACTGCCTCGCGATGCGCGCGGGGCTGCACTACCGGCGCGAGGTGTTCGAGTCTGGCCTTCGTGCGGTTGGATTGACGGAAGCGCCATCGGACCGTTGCGACGTGTTCGTGACGTGGAACCGATACGGACACACCGCGACCATCGCGAACCAGGTCGAGTCCCGCGGCGGGACTGTGCTGGTCGCCGAGAACGCGATCTGGGGTAATGCCTTCGCTGGCGACCGCTGGTATTCGATCGCTCGCCGCTTCCACAACACGGCCGGCGCGTTTCCAATTGGCGGCAATGAGCGATGGGATTCACTGGGCCTCGAGCTGCAGGACTGGCGACCGGAGGGTGGCGAGGTTGTCGGGTTGATGCAGCGCGGCATCGGTCCTGCCGGTGTTGCGATGCCGCCCGGATGGAGGCCGAAAGGCTGCGACAGGATTCGGAAGCATCCCGGCGTGAATCCATGCGTTCCGCTTGACGAGGATCTGGCCCGCGCATCGCTGGTGCGGACGTGGGGCTCAGGCGCTGCGGTCAAGGCGCTGATGTGGGGCATTCGGGTCGAGGCGGATTACCCGAACTGGATCGCACGGCAAAACAACACGACGGACGGCCGATTGGCGGCATTCCGGACCTTGGCGCACGCGCAATGGCGGCTTAGTGAAATCAGCGATGGATCGGCATTTGCGGCACTGCTGGATTGACCTGTGAAAGCACTGGCCTACTGGCACGGTCCGGAGCGCGTGCGCAAATACGCACAGGCCTTCGAGGGCGGTTGCCCGGTGCGGTGCCGCATGCTGCACGTCAGCGAGGTCGGCGCCGAGGAGGCCGATGTCGTTTGGCTGTACGGACTCGGCGAGGCGAGGCGGGTTTTCGACTACCACAGCCGGGCGCTGCGGATCGTCGGTGACAAAGGCTACTTCGCGGGCGAGGTGACGCAGAAATACTTGCGCGTCTCGATCAATGCGCAGCAGCCGGACAAGCATCTTAGGCTGGTTCCGCATTCGACGGATCGATTCGACGCGCTCGGAATCAAGACGCAGCCGGTCACGAAGCGGGGCGATTACATCCTGCTGTGCGGCGTAGGACCGAAGCAGTGCTGGATTCAGGGCCGCGACTACGGGCAGTGGGAGCGGGAAACGTTCGCCAAGCTGCAAAGCCTGACGGACAGGCAAATCATCGTCCGGGAGAAACCGAAGAACGCACCGATCGATGGTGTCCCGAGGTCAACGCACGCCACCACAGCAGGCGCCATCCGCGGCGCTTGGGCCGTCGTGTGCCAGACCGGGAACATCGGCATCGACGCGATCCTGCACGGCGTTCCTGTGATCGCTGAGGCCGGCCCTGGCTCCGTCTACTACAAAGCGACGCTCGACGACATCGAAACAATCCAGCCGCTTGACGCCGATGCGCGTAGGCAGGCGCTCGCTGACGTTGCCTACTGGCAGTGGCGGCGGGACGAATTCACCAGCGGCGCGTTCTGGCGCCACCTAAAGGCCGAAGGGCTGATTTGAAAATCATCACGTTCTACGCCGACTGCGATCTTCCGGAACAACCGCGCAGGAAGCAGGAAGGATTCGACTGGCGCCAAGCAATTGGCTGGCTCCGAAACAGCGCAGCCAAGCAGGGTTACGAGACGCTGGTGGTCACGGACAGCAAGACCGACATCGATGCATGGCTGCGGGTCGGCGATGCAAAGGCTTCCGGCCTGATGCTGTGGATTCTGGAGGCGCAGGCCGAGGCGATTCGATCGGCGGACGGCCCGTGCGTCATGGTCAGTCCGGATTCCCTGGTCATGGGTTCGCTCGACATGCTGATCGGGGCTTGGGATGTGTCGATCCTGACGCGCGCCAAGCCGAAACCCATCGTCAACAGCGTCATCGGGTTCAGGCCGTCCGATCGACTTCACCGGCTATGGCTCGACGTGCTGGAGACGGCACGCAGACTGCCGAAGGAATCGCAGGAATGGGGCGCCGACATCGATGCGCTGGTGGATCGACTGGACATCCGGCCAATGGAATCCGGCGTGCGTAACGTGGAGGACGTGAAGGTTCGACTCCTGCCGATGGATTCGGTGTTCACGTCGGTTCGCGACGTCGCACCGAAAACGCCGATATGGGACTTCAAGGGAAACAGGAAGCAGAAGATGCATAGGTTCGTTTCGTGAAGCAGGTTCAAGGCGTCTGGCTGCCGTCGGCCGACACGCATTTCCAGCAGATGATGCGCAAGGAACCGTTGCGTCTGTACGGAAAGAACAACGTTGGGTGTTACCAGCACTTCAAGATCGACCGCGCCCTGTCCCTGACGGAGCGCCGCGGTGTCGCATTGGATATCGGCGCGCACGTCGGGTTCTGGTCAATGTGGCTTGCGCCGGAGTTCGCGCAGGTTCACGCATTCGAACCAGTTCCGGATCATGCCGACTGTTTCCGACTGAACGTGAAGGCGCAGAACGTCACGCTGCACGAACATGCGGTCGGGTCTTGCGCTGGCGTCACGGGCGTCAACGCCCACGCCGACAACAGCGGAAAGTCGGCACTGGTCAAAGGCGATGCCGTCGAAGTCCGGTCGATCGACAGCTACGGATTCCAGGATGTTGCGCTGATCAAGATCGACGTTGAGGGCTACGAGCCGGAAGTCTTGCTGGGCTCTGCCGACACCATGGCGCGCTGCAAGCCGCTGGTGGTGTTCGAGGACAACGGGCAGCACGAACGGTATGGATTCGAGAGCCCGCAGGTCGTGGCCGAACGGCTTGGAATGAAGCCGGTCTGCCAGATGGGCCGCGACTGGATTTACCAGTGCTGATCACCGAAGGCTACCGCTCGCTGCAGCAGGAGCTTCACCAGAACGCGCGCTATGGCGCTGCGTCAATGAAGTTCGCGCCGACCGTCCAAGACCTGATCAAAAAACATCATCCGGCAACGCTTCTGGATTACGGCGCAGGCAAGCGCCTGCTACGGACTGCGATCGCGGGAGTGGTGGTCGATGAGTACGACCCCGGCATCCCTGACATCGCCATGCTGCCGCAGAACGCCGCCGACATGTTGTGCTGCATCGACGTGCTGGAGCACGTAGAGCCAGACTGCATCGATGACGTGCTGGCGGACATTGCACGCCTGACCGGGCGGTTCGCGTTCCTGACAATCCACACGGGGCCTGCTGGGAAGTTCCTGAGCGACGGCCGCAACGCGCACCTGATCCAGCGGCCGATTGACTGGTGGGAGGCGAAGCTGAATCCGCACTTTTTCATGCTTTACGTCAGCCGTGTTTCGGCGACGACCTATTCGGTGGAGGCGTGGAAGGAATGAGCGTTCCGCTGTTCTGCGGCTATGACCCACGCGAGTCGGTCGGCTATCACACGTTCGCGCATAGTGTCCTGCGATCCGCGTCGGTCGATGTGAGTTTTCAGGCGCTCGGGCGCTGCGGACTTCGTGCCGGCTCAAACGACTTCACGCTGTCTCGGTTTCTCATTCCGTGGCTGCTGGGACACGGCCCGTCGGTCGCAGTCTTTGCCGACGCCAGCGACATGCTCATGCTTGGCGACATCGCCGATCTGATGGAACTTGCCGACAACCGTTATGCGGTCCAAGTCGTGAAGCACCCCAACTACCAGACCAATCATCGGCGCAAGTACGTCGGCACCGAAATGGAGTGCGAAAACCGGGATTACGAACGGAAGAATTGGGCCAGCCTGATGCTGATTCACACGGCGCATCCCGCATGGCGGATCGTCAATCACAAATACCTGCAGGAGGCGTCAGTGCTCAACACGCTGCAGCTGAAGTTCCTGCCCGATGAGGCGATTGGCGAACTGCCTCCAGCATGGAACGTTTTGGCGGATGAGGGCCATCCGGTCGACGGCGCGCAGATCCTTCACTGGACGGCTGGCGTTCCTGCATTCCCGATGTACAGGTCTGCGCCAGGCGCCGAGCACTGGCGCACGGCACTCGCGGAAATGGTGCGTCCGCTGTGAGCATGTTTCCACCACTGTTCGCCACGGCTGCAGCTTCTGCGCCGGTGGTTGCGCTGCTGGGCTCGCCGCTGCGTCTCTTCCTGTTCGGCGAGGCAACGCAATCGACCGCCAAGCCCTACGCGGTGTGGCAGACCGTCACAGGATCGCCGGCGAACTATCTCGGCCAGCGCCCGGACTTGGATCGCTACACGACGCAGGTTGACGTGTATGCCTCGACGGTATCCAGCGCACGTGCTGTGGCGGATGCATTGCGCCAGGCATTCGAGGGCGTGGCGTACCTGACCAGCTGGCGCGGCGAACGGAAAGACCCGACGACGAACAACTTCAACGTTAGTTTCGACGTTGAGTGGCACGTGCCGCGATAGCCGCCACAACCTGACCTAACACAACGGCTCGCATCACGCGGGCCGTTTTCATTTTCAGCGGAGCGCTTCGCTGAAAAACGACTGCCGTGAGGCAGCCGATCTGCACCGCCGTGAGGCGGGGCATCCCATCGATGGAGTAACACGAAAATGGCAATCCTCACCCAAGGGACCCAGCTGTATTTTATTGATCCAGCTAACAATTCAGTCGTCGAAGTCGACTGCGCAACCACGATCACCGGCATCACTGCCGCCCGCAGCCAGATCGACGTGACCTGCCTCAACGGTACGTCGATGGAGTACGAACCGGGCATGCCCGATCCGGGGCAGGCGTCGGTCGGCATCAACTTCGACCCGTCCCAGTCGAGCCATGTCCGGCTGCACGAACTCTACGTTGCTGGCACGAAGGTCAACTGGGCTGTTGGTTGGTCCGACGGCACTGCGCCGCCGACCGCGAACAGCGCCGGCGATCTTGTGCTTCCGGCCACCCGCACGTGGGTCGACTGGAACGGCTACATCTCCGACCTCCCGTTCGACTTCGCGATCAATGCGGTTGTGACAAGCGCGATGACCATCCAGTTGTCGGACTTCCCACCGCTGACTGAGAAGGTCTAAGGCGATGGCGAAGGAAGTCGTTTCGATCGATGACCGCGACTTCCTTCGCTTGTTGAAAGAGCTACCGGCCGCCCTCGTTTCCAAGCGAGGCGGCCCGGTGCTTGTCGGATTGCGTCGTGGCGGTAATGCCATGCGCAAGGCGTGGCGAGCCGAGATCGATCGGCTCATCGCGGAGCCGAACATCGGTGGCACGTACTACTCGACCGGAACCTATGCGAAGTCGATCAAGGTCATCCGGATGCGCAACCCCAAGCGGGTCGGCGCGAACGAAGGCGTGCGCGTGACGGTTCCGGGACGGGCCGTCTACCCCAACGGGACGAAGGTCGCGATGGTGGCCGGCGTCTTGGAAGTCGGCACCGAGCACATGGAAGCGAAAGCCCCCGTGCGCAAGGCGTTCGACTCCAACAAGGAAGCCGTGCTCCGGTCAATCCTGACCGGCATCGATGACGGCATCAAGCGCGCCATCAAGAAGCTGGACAAAACGGCGAAATCCTAACGGCGAAAAGTTTTCGGGTGCGCGGCCTCTGTGCTGTCTCGCCGTGGCACATGCCGCGCGCCCGATCTTTGGAGATTCACATGGCTTACGAACACCTGTACACCAACCATCCCGTCGCGAAGGAACTGACCTACGCGGGAAAGACCGAGACGGTCTACTTCAAGCGACTGACTGCTGGCCAGCGTCTGCTGCTTAAGCAGGGGCAGAAAGGCACGGTAAAAGCCGGCGAAACGTCTTTCGATGTCGACTTGGGCGACGTGGATGCGCGCAACCACAAGATGCTGGCGTTCTCGAATTGCACGGCGGATGGCAAGGCTGTGTTCAAGACCGCGCGCGATGTGGGCGAAATTCCAGAAGACCTGTGCAGCGCACTGATCCTGCTGATGCTGGAAGTCATCGCCGAGCCTGACGAGGGAAACGGCTAGCCAGCAATCCTGAACTTCGGTTTCTGGTCGGTTTGGCGGTCACCTTCCGGGTGCCGCCATCGGTCGTTTTCGACTGGCCGGATTCCGATGTCTCGTTGCTGGCTGAGTTCCTGAGCAAAGACCCCGGTCCCGACCGCCGCGTCGAAATCGGGCTGGCACAGATCGCAACGCTGTACCTCAACGCGCATCGCCCGAAGGGCAAGCCAGCGCACAAGGTCAGCGACCTACTTCGCTTCGACGACGTGTGGACGCCCAAGGCGGACCCGCACGACACGGCTGCGGCCTTCGCACTCTCCTTCGGCATGGTGAAACGTGGCAACAATCACAGTTGACCTATTGGCGCGCACCGGGTCTTTCGAAACCGACATCAAGCGAGCCTCGCGCGAATCACAGCGTGCGGCGAAGCAGATGCAGGAGGACTTCAAGCGCGCCGGCGCCGCAATCGGTGTCGCGCTCGCTGCTGGCGTTACCGCGATGGCTGCGATCACCAAGCAGGCGATCAACACTGGCGACGAATTCGCCAAGATGTCGCAGAAGGTCGGCGTCAGTGTCGAGTCCCTGTCCCGTCTCGGCTACGCGGCGGGGCAGTCCGGCGTCGAGTTGGGGCAGCTCCAATCCGGCCTGGTGAAGCTGGCCAAGAACGCATCCGATGCGGCGCAGGGAACTGGCACCGCAGTGCAAGGTTTCCAGGCGCTCGGCATCGCGGTCAAGAACACCGACGGTTCGCTCAAGAACACTGACGTTCTGCTGAAGGAAATCGCGACGCAGTTCGCTGGCTATCAGGACGGCGCGAACAAGACAGCCATCGCGGTGAACCTGTTCGGCCGTGCCGGCGCCGAACTCATCCCCCTGTTGAACGAAGGTGCCGATGGCATTGGTGCCCTGGAGGAACGCGCCCGTGCGCTTGGGCTGGAAATCAGCACGCACGCCGCGCAGGAGTCGGAGAAGTTCAACGACCTGCTGGAGGACATGGGGAATCTGGCGAAGGGGCTTGGCAATGACCTTGCTGCGAATCTCCTGCCGATGCTCAACACGTTGTCCGGCGATTTCGTCGACAACGGAATCAAGGCCCGCGAGGCTGGTAGCGGCACGACCTACTTCGCCGACTCCCTCAAGGGCCTGATTACCGGCGCGATCGTTGCAAAGAACGTCGTCGAGGGATTGACGAACTTTATTGCCGCCGCATTGGACACGGCGACGGCGGCTGCCACGGCTGCACAAAAGCTCGGGCAGATATCGAACCCGCTATCCATGCTGTCCGATATGGCGCAGGGCAATACGCTGCAGACCCCGGCGCAGATTCTGGCCGAGTTCGAGCAGTCCGCCAATGCGTCGATGCAGTCGGCCGCGACTGGAATCGGCGACAGCATTGCAGATATCGAGCGTGCATTCGCCGCGATGAAGGCGCCGGTCGATGACGCGAACACATCCATCGACGGCACGGGCGAGGCGGCAAACAAGGCCGCACCGGCGCTGCGCGACCTGGCGAAGGAATCCGCCGACGCCGCCAAGGCGCAGAAGGAACTGGACAAAGCATTCAAGGAAGCGTTGCGCGCCCAAGACGAAGCCGTTCAGGGCGTTCTCGAAATGGTCGACGCCTACGAGCGCGAAGCCGAGGCGATGCGCGAGTCGCAAGCGCAATACGACCAATCCATTGCCGACCTCGAATCGGAAATCCGCGTGCTCGGCTTGTCCGGTGCCGCTCGCCAGCAGGCCATCATCCTGCTCGACGCCGAGCGCATGGCGCGGCAGCAGACCGCCGTGTCCGTCGAGGAAGCGAC